AGATTAATGCTCCTAGTCCTGCAACTGTTGATATAATGTCTTTTTTTCCTTTATTTAAAATTTCAAAGAAACTTCCCCAATCTTGAACTCCTCGTTTAACCACATAAGGAATTTTACTAATTTCATCTACTAATCCTTTTATCGGCTGAAGAGTAATTCCTTTTCCTATTGTTTTAAAACGATTTGCAATCAGATCTAAAGGTACTGCAACTTCTCGTTGCAAACCTTTCACCCCTCCTTGTAATTGTTTAATAGTATCTGTTGTAGTAAGGACTTCTTTAGAAGCTTTTTTTGATCCTCTTTCTAATTCACCTAAACCTGATTTACTTATATTTTTAAAAGTAGTATCTAACTTATTAATACTTGTAACTAATTTTTTATTAACTAAAATTAATTGATTTAATTTTCTAGATAGATTATCTAACGCTCTAACATTTTTTATAGCAATTTCTATCTGAGCCTGTGCCGATGCCACAACTTTCCTCCTAACTCATTCCATATTACCTACGTCTTCGAGCTTTTTGCATTTCTTTCTCTTGATCTTCGTTTAACACTTGGAAATAAGCTGACCATCCAACAATTTCTTCCATCGTCATTTGCCGTATTTCAGATAAAGACTTTCCTAGCTCTTTTGCTATCCCAAACTGAAGCATTAATAAATTATCTTTTCGTAACTCTTCGCTTAGTCTTTTGGGTCTAAAGCATCCTCATCATCTGTGATTACTGTCAACATTAACTTCTGTAAATCAGCATCCTTTACCTCATTTTTCAAAACATCTATCTCTCCCATTTGAAACAACCTTGTTCCATTCTCGTCTTGTGCTTTAGAAATCAACAATCTTAAAGCAAATTCATTTGCATCATCAGACTTTGCTCCTCTTTGTGCTCTTTCTCTTTCTGCCATCGTTAATGGTGCAACCCACATCTCAAAAATAGATCCATCAGAAAGTTCTACTTCTTTTTTTGTAGCTTCTAAATTTGCTGCTTTCTTCAAACGATCTATCGCTCTCATAAATGATTTCGATGTCTTAGGACTAGATGTCATGATAAAAATTTATACGATCTCATTCTAACCTAATAAACAAGAAAAAACCCTGCGCAAAGCAGGGCTTATTAAACATTCCAGTTCCGGTCTTATCATGAACGACTAAAGTCGAATGTTGGAACGCCAGCAGGACGGAAAGCAACTGTTACTGCTTGTGCATCATCAGGAGTAACACCTAAAGAAGCAGAAGTTAATGTTGCGTCAAAACTAATAAAGCGACTAAGAGTATCACTTACAGTTCCACCACTATATACACGATCTGTATAAAGCTTAAATCCTGCACCAACCTGTTGACGCTGAAGAACATCTTCAATCATGCGATTAGAAAGAGAAGCATCTTCGTTTGTCATGTAAGCAGTTGCACTACCTGAACCATCACCAAATCCAGCAATGTACTTTCTAAATGGAACATACTGACCAGGATCTCCACCGATTGTAGTTACATCGATTTCAGCTCTTTCAATTTCAAAAGACCACTCACTAACTTGAGCAACATTTTCAAATGCAGCATAAGCAACTTGAAACTCATTAGGAGCTGCGGCTGTTCCAGTATTAGTAATATCTACAGCAGAACCACCATTGGTAGCAGAAACAGTTAATGCTCCAGAAGTAGTTGTATAAGTTTTAACGTAATAAGTTGTTCCAGCAGTTAATCCAGCAGGTAATGTCCCTGTTCCTGCCCCACCTGTTGATGAGTTGACAACACTAAATTTGACAGGATCACCAGCTTTAAGATTTAAATAAGTTTCAATAATTATTGTCTCAGTACCAATAGTTACATCTGAAGGACTAAAAGTTCCTGTTGTTCCTGCTGGTGTGTAATAAAGAGCACCTGATGTGCCAGATAAACATGTAACGGCCATGAGGCTGCTTGTGAATTTATCTATAGATTAGCGTGTTATTACTTAACTTAAAACTGTTGCGACAAATGAGGTGTCAATCGTACTCATGAACAAAGGCGAATCTTCAATTGTAGAAAAACTTGGACCTTCTATTATTCCAACCCTAAAATAAGTCCCTGTTGTACCTTTTGTCCCATTATTTAAAGTTTCTAATACATCAACAGCAGTATTTACTAAAATTTGATTTCTTGCTGGCCCTTTCCCTTTTTCAGTAAAAACTCTAATAATTATTGCTCCTTGAGCGTTGTCAACACTAGAACTTAACGTGGGTTCATTTGTTATCCCAAAAGTTACATTTACCCTTACGTATTCAGTCGTACTGTTAGCTGGTGCAGCTGTAATATTGTCAAAAAATACAGGGACCGCAGGATCTAACGCTCCAAAAGCAGTCAATAATGGGTTTTCTACTTGTGCTCGAATAGATTGATAATTCATGCTTTAAATCCAGTTCTAATACCACGAACCATAGCTTTTTGCATTGCACCTCCTTTAAGATAAGTCCTATACCAATCTAACTCTGCTGTAATTCTTGAGTTACCTGCAATACTTTTTCCTTGTTTAGGAGCACCACCACTTATATCTCCTCTCAAAGTCGTTCTACTTGTATCTCTCGTTCCCTTTTTAACAACTTTTCCCTTTGGATTCTCTCTTTTATCTTTTCGAGGGAAATTAGGAGGAGTAAACTTTCCTTCTTCTAGATCTAAAGCGTATGGTGCATAAGGTTGTATATTTTCTAATTTAAACTTTTTAACTCTTCTCATCTCAGCAAGAGTCGTTGATAAATTCGGAACATCATTAATTGTGTAAGGATAAGTCCCACCAGCCCAACCAGAAGCACCTTTACCAATAGGAACAGCTATCCAACTATCTTTAAATGTTCCATCCCACTCTGGTCCTTTTTCCGCTAAATCATTCATTACTTCTACAGCCGTATGTCTTGCTAATTCATTTACAGTTTCCAAAAGATCACGACTCATCTTTTTAAGCTGTTTTCCTGTCGATACCATTACTGTGGCCTCACTATCAATGTATGAAATATAGGATTATCTCCTCTTTTTGTTTGAACATTAATAATTTTTCCTTCCCTAGTAGCTCCTGCTTGTGGGTATTGAACACGATCTGCTTCAGTAGGATAATAATCTCCTAATTCCTCTGCCCCAATAACAATTCTTAAATCAGTTGTTTGATATAACCCTTCATCTTCACTTGAACTAATATTTAAAATTACTCCCTTAACACTTACATTTGTATCTGATCCAGTGACAGCACCTGTTGTTGGATTGTATGTCCTTGGAGTTGTACTTTTAACAAAAGTCAACGTCTGACCCCATGTATTTAAAATACTTGCTGGTACTTTGCCAAATACATCATCAATTTTTGCCATGATTAACCTCTAGTTACCCGAACTTGATAGCCGCCAGCTCCACCAAGACAATAAGCACCAAGATAGGACTGAAGCCAAGGATAAACGTCAAAAACATTGTTCACATTGCCAGTAGCAAGACTAGCTTCGTTGTATTTCACCTTTAATTCACCCATTTCTACTTCTTTTGCAACACCTTCTGTGCCACTATTCCCAGTCATTGCATCCGTATCATTAGCTAACGCTCTCGCTAATTCATATTGTGCATACTTAATTTTCGCAGGAATTAATGTACAGACAAGTTCAACATCATCTACTTCAAAGTTATTTCTAGGCCATTTTAATGCTTGGCCTTGATCACATCGATCACCATAAAAATTCAAACTATCGATCCAACGACATGCAGAAATTAATGCCCGATTTTTTTGATCATCTGTTTTATTTGTCCACGTTGAATCATCAGGAGAAGTTTCAAAATAACTATTGGCCTCTGCCAATGTCACATAGCTATTGGAGCTTTCTCCTTTCAAAGTGGCGTGAATAGTTGCTGCCACGCTTATCTCTCAAACATTGTTCTTATTGTAGCGTCATAAAAAACCCCCACCAAATAAATGGTGAGGGTTGACTCCATTCCCTATTGATTTAATTATAAATCAAGAAATGTTAGTTACATCTAAAGGTGTGTTAACTGTGATCTGAACCATAGGAATCAAATCAATGTCATAAGTAGCAGACCACTTGTTAGCAGTAGCTAAATTTGCATTGGTTGGGTTGTCACCAGCATCTACCCACTTAGTACCCATTACGTGATACGCAGTGTGATAGTCAACAGAAAGTACATTCTGCTTACTTAAGATGTTGCGATCAGCTTCAATTCTTAAATCCTGCTGAACACCTTCCATAATTGTGCCACTCTTGAGAAGATAGCAGTAGTACTCAGTCTGATGACCTGAAGAACCAGGAGCAACAGTGTTAACAGCTTCATCAACGATGACTTTACAGCCAGCAAATTGACCAACCTCTTTAGCACCGATGCCAACGCCACCGCCACCCCAAGTCACAGCTCCAGATGCTGAGAGTGCTGCGGTAGAGAATGTCAGCATTCCTACCTGATATAGGTAGTAAGCAACTGCTGGATGAACAACCAAAATATCTGGCTCTTCACCACGCTCACCCAACTTATTACGAGCTTGGGCAA